ATATAGTAGCGGCGGATCATCGCCTTTAGACAATGTCTTGTATATCATTGAGACTATGGGGTCAACATTGTTGATCACAGTCTCCGCCAATTCATCAAAAGAGTGTGGCCAGGGTACATTGAGTCCCCCGACTGCTCTCGGTAGGTAAACGAGCGGGTCCTGGCGTAGAAATGAAGCCATCCAATTATTAAAGGTATGGAGAATAAAATTCTTTCGATCTTCATTTCTATGAACAATTAATTGTTCATAAAGTGCCGACCCCTTTCCGAAGGCCGGGTTATCTGAAATTTCAAATTCACCCGTGCTAGAAAAGGGTCCGAGTAGCCTCATCTTGACAATGTCTCGATGAATATTCAAATGATCTTCATTTGGAGGTAGCAGCCACGGGGCAATGCCCCGATTTATTGCCGGTGTTATATATACCAGAAGCTCCTCGGTAAACGTACAGAAGACTTGGGACCATTGTGCCTTAGTCTCCTGGATTTCATTTCCGTACACAATGTGTTTTGAAATGAGTGCACGATGTCGCGACAGCGGGCGTACTGCGCCGTGGTCGTCCCCCGCAATGAGGCTAGGTGGCAATCTAGGGACATCAGTGTAAACCATCAACTCCAGTATGGCTTGAACCGTGCAAAGAATTTCTTTCGCACCAGGATCACCCATATGGACCCCCCTCTCGGTCAGAATGACTCGATGATGAGGTGATTGATGGTCCTTTCTAACTTTCATTAACCTAGGTGCCAATAGCAGGTTAATGGCCATAGTAAAGTAGAAAGTCTCGTAGATGTTTCGAGCGAAACGGTTAACGAGGCGGTTTGTGATTCGTCTAACAAAGTCCCAATGGAACCCGTTAGTCGAACCAACCAAGTCGATCACAGAGAAGCCGGAATCCGGTTCAATGAGATTGTCCTTCCGTCGCATAAGAAGGACTGCCAAATCCCACCCCTTGTAGGAACGGGAAAAGGCCGATTTTAAAGTAGGATACCTCCCAACTAGCGAAGCTAGCCAGTGAGCAAATGGTTGTAAAAGCACTGTTACAACTGCTGGTGCCTTGCTCAAGGCACGTATCTTATTGCCACCCTCCGGTTGGAATATGACTTCCGTAGGGATGGAACGTTGAATAAATGAAGGGTCTCGAGGTCCATAAGTATTTGGGCCTGGAACATATCCTTGTTTGACCGCTTCA